CTTGAATAGCTGTGCTGACTTGCCCAGACAATTGGTGAAGTTGCACGTGACGATCACATTGGGACAGAAAGTTACCCCAGAGATGAAACTTCTTGAGAAGATGAGAGCCATTCTCATCACCGACTCAAACACGCCAATTCTCGGCCCCTTTGCCCGCAAGGTGCATTCCATAGTGGGGGATATACCTGAGAATGAAGCAACCGCGCAGATACGACCATGGAACCTCAAGTTTTCTGCCGATGTCCATTACCCTAACGAATCCGCCGAGTGGATGATGGAATATGCTTCAAACGTTTTGCCTGAATTCGACTTCGACAGGTTCAACCAATGGATTGATACTTTGACCACTCTTAAAGATTGTCTCAAAGCTCCGTTGTGTCAAGAGCCCAAGGTAGTTATGAAGGAAAACGTCGTGGTTAATGGTGAGTGCTTAATCGCACCGGCACCCGTTAAAACCGCACCTACCCCGAAGGGGGGAAGTAAAGTACGGTCTGTGTCGTCAAAATCACCCGTTGTTAAATCGACCTCTCCAACACGGAATTTAGTTCATCCGTGTTGTTGCTACATGTCAACCAAAATCACCTGTCGCTCCGCTAAACACGACACGCAATTTGGACAGAGTCCGCCAACCCGTGACCAAGGGTTGGTTACCCAGAACCCCATCACTAAGGAATGGTGGAGAAACTCTACATTAGCAAAAAGAAAACAAGCCCCAGTTAAATCAGGGCAGCCTCAAACCCCAGTTAAACCTGGGCGACCAATGAAGGCTAAATAAATCCGTGTCTGGACTAGAAAGTTTGGGCGGGTGAGTTTGGAGACACCCGCGTTTATGAAAACAACTATTTTCACCCTTCTTTCGAACCATGTCAAAACAACAACAAACGAAAAAGAATGCCCTACCCCGGAACCGCGCCCCTATGAAAGCCGGTCCCAAAAGGAAGACAAACCGCCCGAGAAATTCTTCGCCTCAGATTAACGCTGCCCCTGCAGCCACATCTCAGTCACTTCGCCCCTTTACGAAGTTTATGAAAGGCCCTGATTCCGGCAGCATTTCAATGCACACTTGTGTACCCATCGCAGAGTTACTGTCAGTAGCTGTGACTGCCCTCGGTGTTGGAGCCATCCACACCCAAGGTGCTCAAAGTTCAGCTATGACGTTGTCTCTCACTAAACCCCTTAGTGAGTTGGCAACTGTCCTTCAGTTCACCTCGCCCGTCTATGATCTGATAGCATCAGCATTTACACGCTATCGAGTTCGGAAAGTAGTGTTCCATTATCTACCTCAGTCATCCTCAACTTCTGTTGTGGTAGCTGGGACTGATGTTGGAATGCCGCGCATGGTCTTTGCCTTCGCTGAAGACCCTGAACACCCTTTGATCATGTCCACCTCGCAAAACTCACAAAACTTGCTCGCCGTTAGCGACTCCATTCCATTTGCCCCTTGGAACGGTTGGTCGCTTGATGTCACCCAACGACTAGAATCTAAGAAACTCTACTACACCTATGGCTCTCCGAATGTCGACGTTCAACGTTTCGACTCTTTCGGAGCTATTTCATGTGTGACTGACACCTTATCCAGCGCGAATCATTACGCCGGTGTGCTCTACATGGAAACCATTATTGATCTAGTTGAGTTCTGTCCTATCACAGTCAACCGACCTACACTTGCACTGATGCCCAAAGAAGAAGAACCACAACCTGTTAAGACAGTTGTGATGGTCCCAACCCGACGCTGTTAAGTCTGCCTCATAGGCTCATCCACGAGAACCCTCGTAGTCCAGTCCATAACTGACGCCGTAGATG